ATTACCCAAGGCAACTCAACCTGTAGAAGCTCCTGGTCAACTTGCATCTATTAAAGATGCAACAAAATCTCAACAATATAAAGATGTAGAAAGATTGACAAAACTTACTGGTGGCGGTCTATTGGGTACTAGAGAAATTGCGAAAGGTCCACATAGGGCACCAATTCCCGCTTGGGGGCCTGATGCGACTCCAGGACAAGTCCAAAGAAATATTATAAACTCGACTCCAACCCAAAAACCCGCAGCCAAACCAGTCAAAAAAACTCCAGAACCTCCAACCGGGGGCGGTCAACCTCCATCAGGCAAGAAACCAAAAGGTATTAATAAAGGTTTGGTTGCCGCCACAGTCGGAGGAGCCGGAGCTGCTAGTATAGCCGCAGCAACCCGACTGGCTCAAATAGAGAAGGAAAAACAGGCCGAACGTGATGCCGAGATAAAAAGAACCATAAAAACCAATGTTTATAACACTAGAGATTATCCTTCTGTTGAAGTCCCATCTGGTCAGATCCGCAGTCGTTTAAAAGTTGGATCTCGTAAAGTTGGCTCATCTTTTGATGCCGCATATAAAGAAGCCCAGAGGAAAAGAAGAGAAGCCAGAAGAATTGGCGATCAAATACCGACGACTTTTAATTATGGTGGAAAAGAGTATTCCGTCGATGAGAGTTATTTGATTGACTATCTTCTTGGTGAGGGATTTGCTTCCGATGAAAAATCTGCACTTAATATTATCAATGGTATGAGTGAGCAGTGGATTGAGAACATACTCGATTCTTATTGATATGAACTACCGCGAAACTAAAGATTTCGCGGTTTTACGGAACATTTATAAAAAACTAAATAAACTAAGAAAAGTACTTTTAAAGTTTTCGAAAATGAACTCAAATACTACTCAAGATCTTCAGCTTCTTTATGAGGCCGTTTATAATGATGATCTCCGAGAACGGGCCACGGAATATAATGAGACTGTAATGGAAGAAAATTATATTAATTCGGTTGCCGAAAATGCCGCCGAATATTTTTATGAAATGGGCCTGAACGAATATGGTGTCGATATTCTCGCCGAAGAGCTTGGTGATGATGAGTTCATGGAGTTTGTTTATGATGTCTCGGATGATTATTCTCTGATGGAGGCAAGACGTAGCGGTAGAATCGAACCCACCACAAAAACTGGTAAATCTGTTGGTTCTCTGAAAGGTGGTGCAAAGTCTGCGGCCATTGTTCGCCTTCGTAAAGAAAAGGCGGCCAGAAGAGGTGCCGAAGAAAGAGCCTCTGAAGAGAAGCCTTCCGGCATGAAAGCCGCCCTTAGAAGCCAGGCAATGAAGTCCGCAGAAGCAAAACAACCCAAAACTAGAACTCCCGAAAAGGATGTTAAGGGTGCGATTGGTGAGTTCATAAAGCGTGGAATGGAACGTCATCGTGCTGCCATGGGTATGGCCGGTGAAACCGCCAAGACTGCCAAGAAGGCAATTGATACCGGTATGAAGGCATGGGAGCGTGCCAGTGATTCTAGAATGGCAGGTCAACTCCGTGTTGCAGCTAAAAAGGGTGCCAGACGACACGAAACAGCTCTTAAGGCCGCAGGTGGTGCTCTAGGAAGACTTGCCGGAGAATCTGAGGCCCGCCGTAGAGCCAAGGCTCAAATGCAATCAGAGGACTTTGAATATTGGGTAAACTCCCTCGTCCAAGAAGGTTATGATCTCAGTGATTATACCTGGGATGATATGTATGAGTTTTATTTGGGTGAGGCTAGAGGAAGTGATTCTCCTCGTAGAACATTTTTTCCAAGAAGTAGAGAACGAGATATCGGTAGACATGATGATTGGAAAGATCCACATCCCGACACTAGAGATTTTGGAGAAAGACCCGAAGCTGGTAAGAAATTAAAACGTAGACTGCAAGCTGTTGTAGGTACAAGAAGAAGAGAAGATGAAGAAACCGGAGTACGTGAATCCTATGACCTCTTCGACCATATCCTCGAACACCTGATCTCCGAGGGCTATACAGACTCCGAAGAAGGTGCTCTGGCGATTATGGCTAACATGAGTGAAGAGTGGAAGCGGGGTATTATTGAAGCGGCCTGAGGTGTAAATCCGGTGGATGGGACAACCCAATTATGGTTGGCGGAAAACCATTATCTTTAAAACAAAACGAATTTAAATGGGTGCAAAAAATGAATAAATTAAAAAGTGAAGATCCAAACAAATATAAAGAAGTCCAATCTCTTATGGGTCCACAGGGATGGAGACAGCCTCCTGCAGGCATGAAAATTCCTAAGGGGTTATGAATCCACATTCCAAACCGTCCACCAGGGTGCCCACAAGGCACCTTTTTTAGTGCTAGTGTGCCCACACGGTCTTGCATTCCCAAAGCCCGTGTGGTACAATTTCCCTTGAACGAGCAAAATCGCAATCGTCATGAATCAAAACTCAAACAACTTCTGGAAGTACAATGAGGATCGAATCCTTCATGAACTCAAAGAATACATTGCATCCACTTATAATCAACACTATGTCGAGGACGTTGATGGTGAAAAACAACAAACTCTCGATAAAATCAAACATTCCCGCCGCGAAGGTTTCTGTTCCGGCAATGTGACCAAGTATATCGATCGCTATGATTCCAAAGGAACTCCAAGGGCAGATCTTTTCAAGGTTCTTCACTATACAATTCTTCTCATCAATCATCTGAATCTGATCGAAAACAAATGAAATTTTCTGAAACAACTCTTGCACTTCTGAAGAACTTCTCGGGTATTAATAATTCGATTGTCGTAAAAGAGGGTAATGTTCTTAGGACCATTTCCCTTGCCGGTAACATCTTTGCCGAGGCCGAAGTTGAGGAACAGTTCCCCCGGAACTTTGCGATTTATGATCTCATGCAGTTCCTTAATGGACTTACTCTACACAAAGATCCTGATATTGATTTTACCGAGGACACTCATCTCGTTATTCAAGAGGACAAGCGTAGAGTCAAATACTTCTATTCGGATGCCAATCTGATCAAATCCCCTCCGGATAAGAAGATTCAACTACCATCAAAGGATGTGTGCTTCAAACTCGATTCTGGTATTCTTGAAAAACTTGTCAAGGCATCTTCGGTTTATCAACTTCCCGATCTTTCCGCCATTGGCTATGCCGGTGTTATTCGCCTTGTTGTACGAGACAAACGTAATGCCGCATCGAACGAATACTCTCTTGTTGTCGGAGAAACCGAAAACGATTTCATCTTCAATTTTCGGGTTGAAAATCTCAAGATTATTCCTGGTCAATATGATGTAATTATTTCGAAACAACTCTATTCACAGTTTATTCATTCCAAATATAAACTGTCTTACTGGATTGCACTGGAACCCGATTCTACTTTCGACTGATGGATTTCCTTCTTTATCTTTCCACTCAATCTCTTGATGTCTATAAAATGATTTCTCAAAAGGTTCGTGTGGTTGAAAACGCCCCAATCTGCCGCCAAAAAGAAATCTTTGGTTGGTTTGATTCGAAGCATCAAACCATGACAATGTGTACCGATGTGATTAAGTCTTATGGCAATCCTGGTGCCTATGTCAATGAAACACTTCTTCATGAATCCACTCACATCGCTCAGGCATGTAGAATGAACATGCGGGAAATCCGGGCCTTTGGGCTCGCCAAGTCCGCCACACCACTCATTCATCGCCGTGAGTATGATCTTAAGGTTGCCGAAAAGATCACAGGCCGGGGTTCTTATTATCTTGAACGGGAGGCATTCTGGATGGAGGACAAGCCCGAGCAAGTTAAGTATGTGGTCAAAAAGTACTGTTTCTGAGAGGACTTTCGATTGAATATTTTCATTACATCGCCATTTCCGGCAGAATCCGCAATCGTACTCCCAGACCGTCATGTGACCAAAATGGCCGTCGAAACGTGCCAGCTCTTGTCTATTGTTGCCTCACCGTGGTATCATAATTACGGACCACTTCACAAGAAAGATGGAACTCCTTATTCAACCGAAAAAGGTGCTCACCGTAACCACCCATGCACGAAATGGACCGCCGAGAGTATTCATAATGCTTATTGGTTGATTAAGCACGGAATGAATCTATGTGATGAATTTCAATTGCGTTATGGTAAACCTCATGGTTGTTATAACACTCTTCTGGAAGCATACTATCTTTTCCCGAAGGGTAAGATTACTGAGGTCACTCCATTCGTTCGTGCGATGCCCGACGAATATAAACTTGATGATACAATTGATACCTTTGAAGCATATAAACGGTATATTGCCTCAAAACCTTGGGTGAAGGATAATTATCTCAAAATTCCTGAAAGAAAACCTGATTGGATCTAAATTATGTTTGAATTTTCTAATGTTAAAAAAGTGACATTTAATATAAATCAAGATGATAGTGCATATAGAAAAAAAGGTTCTTTAGATATTGTTGTATTTTTAGATGATTGGCATCAAAGGACTTTTCATATTTCTGCAAATGGTGATAAGTTAGTAATTGGGGAGGGTGCTATTTTTTGTCCATATATTCCTAATCTTTCACAACCAGTAAAACATCAAATTTTTGAACCAAAAGTAGGATATAAAGAGAGACTAAATTATGACAAGTGAATTCCTATTCTGCGAAAAATACCGTCCAAAAGTAATTGATGACTGTATTCTTCCTGATGATACTAAAAAAACATTCAAGGAGTTTGTGGAGAAGGGTGAAATTCCAAATCTTCTTCTTGCAGGACCTCCTGGTATTGGTAAAACCACAATCGCAAAAGCACTCTGTAATGAACTAGGAGCAGATTATTATGTCATCAACGGATCCGACGAAGGACGTTTCTTGGATACTGTACGGAACCAGGCAAAAAACTTTGCTTCGACCGTCTCACTTACAGGATCTTCTAAACACAAAGTCATTATTGTGGATGAGAGTGACAACACAACCAACGATGTACAACTCCTACTACGGGCAAATATTGAGACATTTTATAACAACTGCCGATTCATCTTCACCTGCAACTACAAGAACAAAATCATCGAACCCCTGCACTCCCGATGTGCCGTCATCGACTTCACAATCAAGGGTAAACAGCGAGCAGTTCTTGCGGGCAATTTCTTTCAGAGACTTCAAAAAATTCTGGATACAGAGAACATCCAGTATGATGAAAAGGTTCTGGTTGAAATGATTTCCAAGCACTTTCCTGACTTCAGGCGAGTCTTGAACGAATGTCAGCGTTATGCAACCGGAGGTAAGATTGATACAGGAATTCTTGCATCATTCTCGGATGTTTCCGTAAAAGAACTCATCAAGAATCTTAAGGTCAAGAACTTCACAGAGGTTCGAAAATGGGTTGTATCCAATCTAGATAATGATGTCAGTAGTCTTTTTCGTAGGATTTATGACTCCTTTTATGACAATCTTATGCCACAATCAATTCCCCCGGCAGTTCTGATTATTGCCAAGTATCAGTACCAGAGTAGTTTTTGTATGGATCAAGAGATTAATCTTCTTGCATGTTTGACCGAGATTATGTGTGAGGTTGAGTGGCGATGAATCCTTATAAAATCGATTACATGACTCTAAAAGAAGTACCAACCAAGACAACACCCGAAAATGTACGAGAGGCCAATGAGGCTCTTTTTCGTGCAAAAATGACTCTTCCGGCTGCCGCAAAACACTGTGGAATGACTCAGAAGGAGATGAAACTCACTTTTTTTGAATATCTTAAGTACAATAACCCTGATTATGGAACTGAAGGACTGGCTGAACTCAATCAATCAGACGAAGAAGAATCTAATTGATGAGGATCCACTTCTAGAAAAGGAATACTCGCCTTATATTATCAATCGTTGCCTCTCTGGTTATATTGATTCAATTCTTTATGCAAACGAAATGAATCGATATCATTTTCTACCTAAGAAATTACAATACGACTTTTTTATAAATACTCTGAGGAAAAGGAAGCGTTATACTCCCTGGATCCAGAAGGATAAAATTGAAGACCTTGAATACGTCAAGAAGTACTATGGATATAGTAATGAAAAGGCAAAAGAGGCACTGAAGATTTTAACCAGAGAACAACTTAACTTCATAAAGGCGAAATTTGAAACCGGAGGAATAAAATGAGCGTTGTTAAGGAACCTGAGGTAAGATGGACACCCAGTATGATGATTGAGGTCATTCTCAATGAACCGGATGACTTTCTTAAGGTTCGTGAGACCCTGACTCGCATTGGGGTTGCCTCAAGAAAAGAAAAGAAGCTCTATCAATCTTGTCATATTTTACATAAGCAAGGTAAATATTTCATCGTTGGTTTCAAGGAACTCTTTGCTCTCGATGGAAAACATGCGAATCTTACGGTTAATGATGTTCAACGTCGTAATCGTATTGCTCAACTGCTTGCGGATTGGGGTCTGATTACCATTGTTAATCCGGATAAGATTCAGGATATTGCACCACTGAATCAGATAAAAGTTCTTTCTTATAAGGAAAAAGCCGAATGGGTTCTTGAGACCAAGTACAATATTGGTGTCAAAAAAGTTGCAAAAACCGAACAAGAAGCCGAATAAGCCGAATCTCATAGTTTTGATGTCTCCTTATACATAAGTTGTGGATGCCTAAAAGGGTCCACGTCTTATAACTTCTCGCTTTTTAAGGAGACTCAAAATGTCACATCTCTCAAAATATTACACCGGAAATATCGACAAACTATTGAATGATATCGAAAAACATTCAATAGGAATGGACGAATGGTTTCATCGTTTCGGTACTCTACATCAAACAGAGTCAAACTATCCGCCTTATAATCTGATTAAGGAGAGTAATACGGAATTCAGATTAGAGGTTGCACTGGCAGGATTCAAGAAAAAGGAACTGTCGGTTTATACGGAAAATAATAAACTATTTGTAGAAGGTACAAAAGAAACTGATACTTCTAGGGAATACGTTCACAGGGGATTATCGAATCGGGCCTTTACTCGTGCCTGGACAATTTCTGATGATGTTGAGGTTCGTAATGTCGAATTTGAAGACGGTCTTTTGACCGTGAGTATTTCTAGGATTATTCCGGAACATCAGAAAAAACGCACCTGGATCTAAATAATAATAAAACTTCTGATGAAGACTTATTTCCAATTCATTCAAGATATTCAAGAAAAAGTTGGAGATTTTGGGGCAACCTTAAAATATAAAAAACCCAAAGAAAACTGTTATGGCCGGAAGCAATATTATGCGATGCTCGACAAGGAAGTCTGTGCATTCAAACGCAAACGCGAATAAATAGTCCGGCTACCCCCTTTATATTGTCGGAACAGGGAGAGGTCATCTGGCAAAATCCAGATTGACTTCTCCCAATTTTTTTGCTAGAATGCCGGGAGTCGCACCCCAAACTCAAATGACGATCAAATTGGCTCTCCTCAAGTCCGGAGAGACTCTCATGGCAGATGCCAAAGAAATCTACAATGAAATCAATCAACCTGTTGAATATATTTTCATCAAACCCCATAAGATCGAAACTCGTAAATCGTTTCTTCTGACCGAGGACTATGAAAATCATTCTGGAGATCTTGAAGTTTCTTTGTCTCCATGGATTGTCCTAACTAGTGATGATCAAATTCTTGTTCCACTAGATTGGGTTGTGACAATTGTGGAACCAATTGAAACTATTAAACAAATGTATGAGGAAAAAATCAGTGGAGAAACAAATCAAGTGTCTTTTACTTAATGTTGATGATGTCATCATCACCGAAGTTAATGATGACATCATGCCAGAAGAAATCGGAGATCCTGACTGGATGCTAATTAATCCTTATAAGATTGATGCCTCCGGGAATCTCACACTTTGGCCGACAACAACGGATCAGAGGAAAATGAAGATTCATTCCGATAAGGTTCTTACCAGTGTTGATCCGAAACCCGAAATTATTGAAAAGTATCTTGAATTAACTGAGGCATGAGATTTTATACAAACGTAAAAACCATTGGTGATCATATCTACTATCGAGGTTATGATGATGGAGTTGAAATCAAGGACAAAATCAAATATCAGCCGACTCTTTATGTTCCATCGAAAATAAAAACTGAATATAAGACGCTCGATGGTTATTACGTTTCTCCCATCCAACCTGGTACAATCTCGGAAACCCGTAAGTTCATCGATCGTTATAAAGAAGTTGACGGTTTTGATTATTATGGTCACGAAAATTCAACATATCAGTTTATTTCGGAAATCTTTCCAGAAGAAACCATTGATTATGATATCTCTCAAATCCGCCTTTATGTTCTAGATATCGAGACAACTGCCGAACACGGATCAATTGATTCTCAGGCCGCCAATGAAGAGATTCTTCTGATTACAATTCAAGATTATAATAAGAAGATATCTTATACATGGGGTAGTCGTCCATTTACTCAGAAACTCGATAATCACATTTATTATGAGTGTGAAAATGAGGGAGTGCTCCTTCAGAAGTTTATGAGTTTTTGGGAAAATGCCTATCCTGACGTATTGACTGGCTGGAACTGTGCCGGTTTTGATATTGCCTATATCATCAATCGTATCGAAAAGAACTTTGGTGAATCCGAGACCAAGAGGCTCTCTATCTGGAAGAAGATTACCTGCCGTGAGTATATGGTCATGGACAAACAGATCTTTGAATACGATATCTTCGGTATTACGATTCTGGACTATCTTGAACTGTTTAAGAAGTTTGCCTTCATCAATACTGAAAACAATCGACTCGATACCGTGGCCGAGGTTGTTCTTGGTGAAAGAAAACTCCAACATGACGAATTTGAAACCTTTCGTGACTTTTATACCAAGGACTTTGATCTCTTTGTAAAGTATAATGTTCAGGACTGTAATCTTATCACTCGATTTGAGAAGAAGCTGAGTCTTATTCAACTCGCATTCACTCTTGCATATCAGGCCAAGGTAAATCCTCAGGATGTTTATTTCCAGGGTAGAATGTGGGATGGGATCATCTACAATTATCTTATTCGAGATAAGATTGTAATCCCGGCAAAGAAGGGTTCCGGGGAAAAAACCGAGAAGTTTGGTGGAGCACACGTCAAAGAACCTCAGATCGGAAGGTTTAAATATATCTGCAGTTTCGACCTCGCATCACTGTATCCATCACTAATCCGAACCTATAATATCAGCCCAGAAACTTTAATTCCAGAACGAAACGATTATGTGTCAATTGATACAATCGTAGAAAATAGGTTTGAGATTAGGTCAGAACACTCTGATTATACGATCTGTTCTAATGGATCAATGTATGATAAGAAGAGGCAAGGATTTCTCCCTAAGATCATGGAGAAGATGTTCAATGAGCGAAGTGTTTATAAGAAGAAAATGTTGAAGGCACAGTCTCTTTATGAGGAGAATCCTTCTGAGTCACTGGAGTCCGAGATTTCAACTTATAAGAACTACCAGCAGGCCCTGAAGATTTGCCTCAATTCCGCCTTCGGTTCTCTTGGCAATCAGCACTTCAGATTTTATGATATTCGGAATGCCGAGGCAATCACCTATTCTGGCCAGTCGGTGATTAGATGGATTGAACGAGATCTCAATTTGTATATGAATAAGGTTGTTGGGACCTCTTCTTATGATTACGCCGTTGCCGGGGACACGGATTCCCTATTTTTGAATTTTGAAAAAGTGGTAAATAAGGTCTTCAAAGGCCAAAATCCCACAGAAGAAGAAGTTATAAACTTTCTGACTCAGATCTGTGATACAACCATGCAGACTTTTATTGATAAGTCATTCAATAAGCTCTGCGAGACGACGAATGCATATCAGAACTGCCTTCATATGAAGAGAGAAAAGATTTGTTCATCGGCCCTTTGGAGAAAGAAGAAGAACTACATTCTTAACGTCTGGGATAATGAGGGCGTTCGTTATGCCGAGCCTAAAATCAAGATGTCTGGTATTGAGGCCGTAAAGACTTCCACTCCAACTTATTGCCGTAAGGCGATTAAGGATGCCATTGAGATCATTATGAACCGAGAAGAGGATGAACTAATCTCTTATGTTGATAAGATTCGTCAGGAATTTCATAATCTCTCGCCCGAACAGATTGCATTCCCAAGAGGTGCTAATGATGTTAAAAAATTCTATTCTCCATCGACAATTTATACAAAGGGTACACCAATTCATGTGAGAGGGGCTCTTCTTTATAATCACCATATTAAAAAGTTGAATCTTCTTGACAAATACTCCCTAATTAATAATGGAGAAAAGATCAAATACATCTATCTCAAAAAACCGAATCCAATTGGTGAAAATGTAATCGCCTTCATTCAGAGATTTCCAAAGGAGCTTGGTCTTGACAAATATGTAGATTATGATTTACAATTTGAGAAGTCCTTTTTGGAGCCTGTTAGAAGTCTGGTTGATATTATTGGTTGGAAGACAGAAAAAACAATAAGTCTCGATTCATTATTTGTTTAAAGATGGATTTACCAATTAATGAGAAAGAATTAGATATTATTCTAAATTCGGTTCAATACAGTGGAGATCGATCACTGTACAATAAGTTGTTGTCATTTAAAATCAATTATCTAAAGAAACAGGAGGGGAAATGAGTATGGATTTTCTTAATAGTGTAATTAAAGAGGTCGGTAGTGAGTATGCCCAAGTTGCTTCAGACATTAAGGAGGAAGAGACTT